TGAAGGAAAATATTGCTGTTCCCAGACATTAAAGATAGACCGGCGTTTTTCTCAATAACCTTCTCCGATCCATCCTTGTAATAGAAAATCCAATACTCGATTTGGCTCATCCCATCAGTTGATCTAGCGATGGCTCTATTAGGGTCTGTGGAATCATCCATCACTCTTGCGGTGTCGAAATCGGACAGTTTTATCGAATAGGTCCCGGAAAGGACTTTCGCCTTGACAGTGATGCTTCCGGTAGTTTTATTAGTTCCAGAATCGGTGGTAATGTTTCCCTCGACGGAAAGAACGAATCCATATCGCATCATCGCCGCCTGAAGCTCTTCCCAAAGATCGCCGGCAGAATCGGCGCTTGCAATCGATCCCGAAATCCAAGAAACAGCGTTGGTGTCAAAATCGATCAAATCAACGGAATAACTTATTCCAAGATACCCTCCGGAGATAGCGATTGGGCGATTCAAAAGATAGGAAACCCAATTTTTCACGGTTGGACTGGATTGATAAGAGGAATATTGGATCCAGCATTTTTGGAGAAACACTCGCCTTAAATCCATGGCCGTTATTTTAGTTAGTCCGCTTTCGTTCTTAGGCCTTCCGGAAAGTGCAAGATATTTCAATTTTCCTTTTTCGTCAAATAGAGCGACATAAACCGCAAGGGCGCTGTTTTCGATTTCGGCGCATGTCGCGGTAAAAGAATCCATCTCATAAGATCTCCGCGTCAAAGACCAGGATGAACAATAGTAAGTTTTATTGGTCCCCAATGCTTGGAAGTTTTTATCAAATAAGGTTATGAACATTCTTTTTTCCTTATAGTGTGTATTGCACGATTTTCACATCGACCGAAGGCTTGCTAACGTCGGTTTGATCAAGATTTGGTGTAAGAATGCTCTCCCCTGGCTCGGCATAAAGAAATGTGTCTTCTGTTTTGTCGATTTCGTTGTAATAATCGGTCTCGTTTCCGTTGACGTCGGTGAAAATGATCCTTCCATTTACAGCATCAACTTTTAAAGAGCATCCCACAGCAAGATCCATACCTGTAAACTTTATCGTCGCGTAAGACTCTCCATCTTTTACCAATGAAGCTTGAGGGTTTGAAATATGGCCATGAAAAGTAACGATAAGCGGTATTCTTTCCATGAAATTGTTCGTTATTTTCCCGGTGTTTCCATAAGTTCCTCCGCCGTAGGCGTAAGGATAGGCGTAAGGATAGGCTTTCGAAGCGGTGATAATTGAGATGATGATCTCGGTGCTTTCCTTGCTATAAGGCAAAGTTATTGGTTGAAGGGTTAGAACGGCCTGCGCCACCCCGTTCTTGAGCTCTGAAGGCTCCAATTTCTTGGAAACGACGTCAACGTAGCGATCGACCCCGGAATCACCAATCAAGCCCGTTGAGGTATTGATATTCAAGGTCAAACGGTAAACCGAGGCATTGATGTAAGCCGCGATCCATGATCTGAAAGATTCTATTTTCACCAGCGCATCTTTGCCGAAAAAGGCGAGATTAAGCTTTATGTCGTTCTTCTTTATCGTTTGTTGGACAATGTAATCGATGACCGGCCCCGACTGAACGGTGATCACCTGCTCAAATCCCCCAATACCTGAAGGAGAGAAAACCTTGGCATTCGAACTGATTGTTCCGATGTCGGAAAAATCATATCCGGAAATTTCGTTCCAGTCGAAATCGCGTACCAATAAGGAGAATTTTCTTTTTGCGCTCATAGCATTCCCCTCGCTTTCTTGGCTTCCACGATTTTGGTGACGACTTTATCCGCGATTTCGTCCGAAGAAGATGTGCTATCGCTATAAACACTGATTGTTGTCGTGCTATTGTCGGTGGTTGATGTCGAACTCGAAGAAGATGTTGTATTTGCCGAATTAGCCAATCCGGAAATCAAGAGAGCCGCACCTCCGATGATCGCGGTCCCGGCGATGACGGCCGCCACAGCTAACATGATCGGATTGGCCGCTAAGGCATCCAATGCGACCTTTAAAGCCCCTATCCCAGTAATCAAACTTGGAAGAACCGCGATCAAAGCAATAATTCCAATCAAAGCAATTTGCCCTGCCGGACCGATCGCCTTTAATCCAGACGCCACAATGGAAAGAAATGGAGCGAGGCCAGCTAATATATTTGCAAAAGCTTCGAATGCCGGCATCAAAGCCGTCCCAAGTTGTGCGGCAACTTCCATAAATTTGCTTTTTAGATTTTCAAAAGTGGTTTTCAACTCTTTTGCCGAAGCAACTTGCTCATTAGTCAATATGCCCGTACTTTCAAGATTGTCATTGAGAGTAGAGATCTGACTTGCAGTCAATCCTGCTACCTGTGCCATTGCGGTTCCGCTATCGCCAAGCAATGCCGTTGCTAGAACCGTTCTTTCGCTCTCGTCGGTAACTTTGCTCAAGGCCCCAGTGATAATTTCCAAAGCTTCTTGGGCGCTTTTGCCTTTGAGATCGTCCATCGTTAGCCCGATGCTTGCTAAAGCCTCTTGGCTTTTGGTTGATCCTTTGCTGATGCCGGCAAGGACCCTTGTGACATTCCCCATTGCTGAAGAATAATTGCTTGCGTCCCCGGTGGTTTTGGCGAAGATATTGCTCATCTTCTGATAAGTTTCGGCATCGACGTTGACGGCAGAAGCGTTGTCCGCTATTTCCGAACCTTCAGCGGCGAAAGCAACGGCAATAGCAACGATTCCCGCCAAAAGGGCTTTTGCGACCTTGGACACCCCCGATAATTGCGTTTTAAGGGTGTCGAGATTCGTTGTATTCAAGGCCGAAGTTTGTTTGGTCATCGTAGAAACTTGACTTTCGCATTCGGCGATTTGGACCGTCAATTTCCGATATTCGGCTTGATCAATTGGGACCCCTGCGGCGATTTGTTTGTCATATTCGGACTGCTTTTGCTTTAGGGCATCCAGTTTTTGCCTGGTCAATTCAATTTGGTCCTTTAAGACGCCAGTCTTGGTGCTGGCAAGGGACATGTTTGTAGGATCGAGCTTCAGAGCTTTATCAAGGCCCTTTGAATCGATGGTGCACGATTTAATAGAGGCACTTAGCTCCTTTAGCTGCGCGTCTATCTCAGATAGGTTTCGTGTTACCGCCGTTTCCGCCATGATTGGTCCTCCCTTCGCTATAAGATCTTGCTGATTTTCTCATCGACGCTTTCCACGATGCGGGCGTCCATCCCTTTTAGAAGATGAACGGCGGCATCGATGTGGTGGGTGGCTTGGAAACTGTTTTCCTTGCCTCCTTTATTGAGCGTTCTCGCAATCACGCTGTAGGCTTGGCCATGGACGTCATAGCCGATATAATCGATTGACCAGCCATACTTGTTTGGCTTATCGATCTTCGTCATTTGAAGGGAATCCCGGAGCGCTCCAGTCCGAACCGGGGTGAGATCGTACATTTTGACGAAACAGGCCTTCGCTTCCTTGTCGATCTGATCCTTGATCACCGCCTTAATGGACGGCTCAAGCGAGGAGGACATCGAAGCTAAATAAGAAGTTAGGGGTGATTCCTCATCTGACATGCGATGCCTCCTTTTTAAAGCGTAACTTTGCCGCTTCCGGGATCCTCCTCTTTCGGACTTCGGAAAACGATCCAATCAATCACTTCGCTGAAACTGAGTCTCCAGAGCCAGCGTTCGGGGAGCCCGAGCTCGACGGCGAGGAAGACTGCGTAGATGAATTTGCAGGGAGTCCCGTTGCCTCCCCCGCAAGCGGTTTTTTTTCGTCGGTGTCCCTGGTAATGAATTTGTTGCAGATGTTGATAAGATCGGGCTTGAGCATTTCCGACAGTGGGAGTTCCTTCCGGATATCCGAAACGGATTTACCATTGATATCGGGATCGATCTTTCCCTCTTCCTTGACGACGTTCTGATAGGCTAGGCGGAGAGCGACATAAAGTGAGCCATAGAAAATGGCGGGCTTAGGTTCACTGGAAATTTGTGCCACCGTATCGTTGATAACGTCATGCCCCGTAATGTCGAAGTAATATTCGGGGACATTTCCGTTATCGACCAATTTATGGCCGTTGAATTCATAAGTTTTCATAATCAGATAGCCGCCGCTCCCTTGTAGAAGTCAGTCGCGGAAGGATCGCCGGTAATATAACCAGTATTTCCTTCAAAAACTTCGGAAAAAGGAACATCTCCAAAAGCAGTTGTAGATAGGAGACTGCCAGTGAAGTTCAAAGTGATGAGGTCCGCGACTTCGTTTTTGAGCTGGGTTTTGAATTTTTCGTCAAGAGGCTGGGCCACGACGTCATAAAACCATGATTCCTTCTTCAGGCCTTTCTGACTTGCCGATTTGGCGAAAAGGCAGACATGTTTGGTGTTTTCCGTTGTAAAAATGAGGTTGCCGTTGACATCCTTGACCGCCAGTCCCAAGGCAGCAATGGCATCAGGATTGATGCCGTAAGCTTCGACGGCTACGGAATATCCGGTGATCGTGGTTTTTTGTTCCCTTGAATCATCGGCGGAAATCGTCACGGTCCCTTTCTCGGTGGTATAGGAAACTGAGACCGTGTTAATCTCATTTTCATTGGTGCCCGGCGCCACGAGCTTAACTGGAGCGGTGACGACGGGGAAGCCGTCAGTTCCCTTTGTGGTGAAAGGGAATATTCTGAATAATTTGCATGCCATTTTATGGCCTCCTTAACTTAACTGTTTTTCCGCTGAATAACTCAGCTGGTAACGTTTGCTCGAACTGTCGTAATAGGGCGGACTGGATAGTTCGAAGCTCCAGTCCTTGCCTTCGAAGGAATCGGCGATTGATTTGAGTGTTTTGATCAATGCGTCATCGTCAGGCTGTTTTACGGTCAAAATATCGACATAGGCTAGTATCTTCCTCGCAACGGCGCGATCGTCAGCGCTTCCGGATTGGTCAAGAGAGGCAATCTTCCAAACGATGAAGGTGTCTTTTTTGGCAGCTTCCGGAGAATCGCATTTGTTAAACCAAAATATGATGCTTTTTGTTTTAGAGATCTCGTCGATCCCCAAAGTCGATCCATTTTTTGTTTTGGAGTCTTCTAGGGCCTTTTGGATCTCTTTCATGGCGTTTGCCATGATTTCGGGTGAGGTCATAAGGACTGTTTCGCATAGACTTCGGAAACTCCGGAGTCTTTTTCAATATCGATCTCTTGGCAGGAAAGCTTCAATTCGGTCTTCTTGCCTTCGAACTCATCCGTTGAAAGAATTTTGAAAGTCTTATTGCCCCATTTGACGAAGTCATTGGCTTTTACGCCATCCCGGTAATTGATGACGATAAGATATCGGTTCCCGGGGAAAGTCGCATCGCTTTGCTCGTTTGTTTGGGCCACATTTTGTCTAATGTAGGCCCAAAACGGCATGTTTTTTTGATTGAGGTAAACCCTTTTAAGATAAGTCCCTTTTTTGGATTCGTTTCTCCAAAGGATCTTCTTTTCGGAATAAATTTGGATCTTGTGATCTTTGTTAGGAAAAGCGTAATCGCTCATGAGGCCAACCCCGCTTTCATTTTCAGTTCTTCGATATAATCGAAGATGCCGCTTCTGAAATCGTGATCGGCGTCATGATAGAAAGTCTGCTGAAGGACGAGAGACGCGCAAGCCTTGGCTTCCGGATCGATGGAATTTTCATCTTCCCATTTCTTTCCACTTCGGCTATCGACAAAGGAGGTGGCTACCTGGTTATTAAAAGAAATGACCGAATCGGGGATGTCCCCATCGAGGCGCAAAACGTCGCGGGCCTCGCTAGTGGTCAGAATGTTCTTTTCTTCAGCCATTATCGCCGCCTCCTTTCTTGAGGTCGGATTAGCTCAGATGGGCATAGGCAACGGACGAGAGAACCGCAGCTGAAGCGCAGAATTCCTTGGCAACATAAGTAGTGATGCCAGTGGTGATCTCTTTTTGGCTTTCCAAGGTCAACGGAGAAAGCATGTTAGCCTTGAAGAAACGGGCAATGTTGCTGATAACGACATCGCCTGTATTGAGGGTTTCATCGAGCATGACAGGAGACCCATCGACGTTAGTCCATGCACCAGCAGCGTTGAAAACGTTGAAAATGTAGTTCTTGTTGGTGTCTTTCGTTTCCACCACTTTGTCGTAGATTTTTTGAGAGACATAGACCTTAGCGCCACGACGGAATTTTCCGGGGAGGGAGTGAAGAAGCGAAATCACGCCGTCAAGTTCGGATCCGGAAGTTAGAACGGTAACGGTGACGCCGTTGACGACTCCCGAAACGTGATTGTCGGCACCAGATCCGTAGATAAGTTCGGAGGCCCAATCTTCGGTAAGATCGTTTTCAATCTCGCTAAGAAGGTAAGCCCCAAGATCGATATCGGAAAGAGCTATGATTTCGTCAGTAACTTCCAAGGTGATTTGGAGAGTTCCTTTTACGAGCTGAAGAGTGCCCCATTCCATCGAATCCTGTTTCGTTCCAGATTTCTCGGCTTTGACGGCGGCCGTTCCACGTGATTTGCGATAAGGATAAACCGTCAATCCTTTAATGTTGGTAAAAAGGATGTCATTGAGAATCGGGGTTAGTTTCTTATCTTCTTTAAGAAGATCAAGAAGGGCAGTGGTTGCAATGAAGACGCCGGCGTTGTTGACGCCATCGACATCGGCAGTCGGAGCAACATAAGTTGTTGCCGTCGTTGTCATGGCATTGCTGAGGTTTCGCTTTTGTTCGTCAGTGGGTGCCTTTTTTCTTGAGGCAAGGCCGATAGATAACGCCAAAGCAGAACGAAGAGTCAATTTGGCAGTTGGCAAAGGCTGATTTCCAGCGGAGCGTTGTTCCGTTTCTTTCACTTCGAGAGCAGTGATAGCCGAATTTCGGGTCATTTCGGTAAGTTGGCCAGTGAGTCTTCCTCGCTCCTCGATGAGGGCATCGGCTTCCGTTCTCGCGGCCACGATGTCTTCTGCTTTTTGAGAAGAAGAGATGATGCTGTCAAGCTGGGCTTTTCGTGTGTTGATTTCAACAATGCGAGCTCTGATTTGTGCTTCATTCATAATGTAATCCTCCTAGATTACTTTTTTTCGCCAAGATTTAGGCAAGGAGCCCCTGCTCTTAGGCGAAGCAGCCGAAGTTCTTCCGCGCGCTTTTCGGTCTCCACCTTGGCAAGATAGGTCTCCACCTCTCCCTGCCTGCGCGCATAGATCTCCGTATTCTCATATGCCGGCACCATTACAGCGGCGACGTCATAGAGCTTCCTAATTTTTTGAACGGTGAAGGTAACTTCGCCGTCAACCGAATTGTCTTGGGCCTCCACATCGGTAGTGAAAGCAAACGACATTTTATTGATATCTCCTCGCTTTATTGAGGCAAAAAGATCATGGCTTATTTGAACTTCGGGATTTAGTTTTGCCCTCATATATAAGCCGGCATCTTTTATCGTTAAAGAAAGAGTCCCGTTTCTTACTCTGGCTAGGGGCAATTGCTCTTCTGAGTGGTTATATTTAAAGAAGGTATCGTTGTAAGCAGATGAATCGTCAAAGGCATGGCGGTCAATGATTTCGAATACTTTTGTATCTCCCCAAGTGAACAAAAGAGTTCTGTCATTGAAAGAAACAGCTTTCCCCTCCACGATTAGATCGTTTTGGGAATCGTTGGTTTGTGGCTCTCCGGCCCTGATATCGAAAACTCGGTGATAATCGTTCGGATGATCTCGCCTATTTTTGATTTCCTCGGCTAATTTTTCTAAATTGCTAGGCATTATTTTTTGTCCTCCTTATTTTTGCTTGGCTAATCGTCTTTCGAATCAATCTTTGGAGGGCCGTTCGAAGTTCCGGTTTGATATTTAGATTGGTCTTGTGCCTTCACCCAATTGAGAGAGGCTTGAGGGTTTTCCCCACCGGCATAAGTGGGCTGGTATAAAAGCGATAATACGTCATTTGGAACCACCATCGGAAGCCCTTCCATCGCGGTAGCCAAGGCGATTCTCGTCTTGATCGAAACCGTTTGAAGGGGATATGTTGGAACGACGATTTCATTGCCTTTTGATATTTCGTTTTCGGATAGAAGCTTTATGGTCAATTGGGCCCCTAATTTCGAGCAAAAAGGCTCAAGCGTCCTCTCGTAATAGGATTGATAATCGTCTTCCGTGAACATGGCGCTGACGATTTTTTCATTGACCCCGAAGTATTCATAAATATCACTTTTGAATCCGGATAGATCGGCATCGGGAAGCCATTTTCCTTGGCTGTTTGCCGGAACTAATGTTGCGCCTGACGGAATGACGGCAACGCCATTTTTTGCGGTATTGAGAACATCTTGAAGAATGGCATTATATTTTTTTTGATTTTCATCACTGAGTTGCGTTGATCCTTGAGCGATGAAACGGATGTATTGGCTTTCCGTGACGGCCTTTTCAGCCCCGGCATAGCCAGCGGCAATGACCTTCAATGCCTGGTCTATCGATTTGCTTCTTTTTCCAAGTAGCTCTCCGATGGATCTATTCCGCTGAACGATAATTAGATCTTCGGATGATGCGTAATGGATTTGTCCGTTGATTCTGAATGAGGAATAAAGGTTTCCATCGGTAGGATTAACCCCAAGATTCAGTCCTGTCTCGCTAATATCTAATGGGTAAATTTCGATCGGAGAAAGATCAGTTGAGAAAAGATCTCTAATCACCCAGCAAATAGCAACATTATTTTCGAAATAACTTCTTGCCACCGCTTCCCAGAATGTCGGAGCATCCATGATTCGGTTTGGCTTCACGGATAGGAGATAAGTGAGATCCTTTTTATTTTTGGCGCTATCGCCTTTGATTTGGACTTCAGGTTTTATCTTGCATAAAAATTGGGCGTTAGTGTCGAGGCACGAAATGAAAGTCGAATTTAGATCAGATCTGACCTCATTAGTGGAGAAAAGGCTCATGAAATTGACCAATTCGCCCTTAGGGAAAGTGTTTTCTTTTCTTCCCCCGAAGATTTTTGATAGGAAATTATTTAGCGCTCCCATCATGGCCTCCTTCCGGCAAGAAATAATCCTTGTTTTGGCAATAGGCAAAGAGGCAATCCAACAGAACTGAGAAACCGTCTATCTTGTTGCATTTTCTGTCCTCGGCCTTGTTGGGCATCATGTTCCCGTTTCGGTCTTCGACGAGTTCGACGTTCGAAAACATCCACATTACCATCGGGTTGTCGTTGAAAACGATTTTTTTACCCTGAAGAAGGGCATGAGCCTCCTGCATTGGAATATTCAAGGACTTGAAACCTTGCGGAACAGGCGTTAAACATCCATTTTTGGACCATCCTAAAGCATCGATTTCTTCGATAAGATAGTTCGCTGAATATGGATCGTAGCAGATTTTGTCGAAAGTGTAGCCATGTCGCTTAAACTCGCCAAGAAGATGATTTGAGATATCGTGATAATCGATTAAATGGGAGCCCGAAATTTTGAGGAAACCTCGCTCGATCCAAGCTTGCCAAGGAACGCCAGCTTCTTTCGCATACGTGGAATCCAAGAAATCTTGGGTGCACCAGCACTGGAGCTGAAGGAAAATCTGATTTCTTTTTTTGTCGAAAATCAAAGTCCCCCATGCGGTTAGATCGTTTGTCTTCGAAAGATCGAAAGCGCCGATAACGGTTGAGTTATCGAATTCCTTCATTTCCTCTTCGGTGTAAACGAAATGATTGATGATGAGATCGCTGGAAAGCCATCCAACGCTTTCTTGGCCGATGATATTCAAATCCTTTCTCAGAAAATCGATTTTCTGATTGGGATTGTTTTTGGCCATCAAAGCTTGTTCATCAAGAGACTCTATTTTTTTGATATATCCAAGCGACGGATTGGCCTTTCCCCAAATGGTGATGTCAAAGGGATCGTCTTTCTTCGGACGCTCGTTCTCCGGGATGAGTTCGAGATCATCGCTATCGGCTTCATAGAGAATCGGCATAAGGGAATCGTCTTGTTGGATGCCAAGAATGACTTTTTTGCACATGAGGCGCAAATCGTCCCAAAGGGAATAACGTTTATTTCCGCAGGTTCCCATTTCCCAAAGTATCGGCGCATCCATTGCTGACTGGCTTTGGATGATGCTGTCTTGCTGCTCTTGCGTTGCCTTGTGTATTTCGTCGATGATACCGACGTAAAATTCATAGCCATCATTTCCGCCGCCGTCTTTTGACTGATCTCTAGCTAAAGGCTTGAAAGTCGAATTTAGATTCAAAGATCCTTTTGTGGAAATGATCGATGGATTGAATCTCTGAACATCGAATAAATGTTTTTCAAGGCTTGGATTCATTTGGATCGCTTTGGCGCACATATTCCATAGGATTTTCGCTTGATCGAGTTTGGAAGCGAGGCAGGTGCATTGAATGCCGCCGCCTGAGACCATCATGTAAAGCGGCAAAGGATATACCGCTCCGGTCTTCCCGTTTTTGCGGCCTTCCTCATCGACCACGCGATGGAATCTTCTGAGATCGGTTTCCCGGCTTTTAATTCCTAATAGGCAATCGTATTTCGCTTTTTGAAAATCGAGAAGCTTTAAAGATTTGCCATAGAATCGCGGATTTGAGGTATTAAGGCAAAAATCGTCGATGAAATTGTAGAAATCAGAAGAGGCTTCGGGATCGAAATAGTATTTTGGATCCTTATCTTCAATCACTGGTTTAATGTGATTTAGATACCAGGTGCGAACCCAATATCCAACCGTTTCCTTTCCGGATTCGATTGATTTTATGTATTTTTCAACAGCGGTTGTTTCCATGATCAGGCCTTGATGTCCTTAGAAGATTTGATAGAGATCTTGTTTGCCCAAGCCGCTCCGGGATCTTTGTCTTCCTCTTCTTGGATTTTCTTCCGATCGGCCAAACGAGCCCTTCCTTCAGGAGTCAAACCAAGCTGGTTAGCATGTTGCATGAAAAGCGATTCTTGTCGGTACATTTCGTCTTCCTCGTTTTTGATGGAATAAGAAAGAGATCGAATTGAGCCAAGAAGATCTCGGTATGATTTATAGTCCTCGTCTTCCTTTGCTTTGTCGGCCACGCCATCAGCCTGGTCGATTAACTCATTCATCTTCTGGCGGAATTTTGGCAAATTCTCTTTGTGGAAAAGATAATTGGCCAAAGAATCGCAGTACATGGTTAATTCGTTCATGTCGAGATCGCAAAGAATCTCGGCATGGAGCTTCTTGTAGTCCGAAATGACGTCATCGAAGATCTCTTTCGATGTTTTTGAGATCCATGAAGGAGGCAAAAGAGCGCTTCCTTCCGCCATTTTTTGGAGGGTTTCGGCGCGGTGAGAGAATTCAAGCTTCTCGGCTTTCGTGTAATGGTGTTTCGAAGAGAAGACTCCGCTCATGTTAAGCGGCCTTCCTCGCTTCGTTTTCTTCATTTCTTGGACCATCTTTTGCGCTTACCTCCTTTCTTTTTGGATCATCTCGGTTTTCGGGTCTTCAAGGGGATTTTTCGGGAATTTTTATTTCGCCACTCCCAGCCCGGTGAGCCTAACGGCTCCATTTGGCCGAAGGAACCGGGGGGGTGTCTTTCATTCCCGTGACTCTCCCACTTTCATCAAAAACGCATCGTTTCCCCGATGTCCCTGTAATCGCTCTAGCTTGGTCATGACACGGCTTGCACAGTAGCATCATGTTATCCAAACCAATTCGAATCGAAGGATCATCGATATTGGCCTCGGTCAACGGAATGATGTGATGAACTTCAGTCCCGACCTTGCCACACTTCTCACAAACACCATGAGCCTGCCTGATCTTGGCATCCCTGCACTTCTTCCATTCGGCCGAATGATAGAAGGCATCGACTCTAGGACCATGAGAACTTGGCACTATCTACTCCTTTTGCAAAAGAAGGAAACGGTTCCAACATGAGCACAAGCGCTGCCTTGAAAGCACACGCGAACTCCGTTTCCGTGATGATTAATAACACAACGCGAAAAGATTTATCCCGATTTGCCTAGTGGAAAGTAGTGGAAAGATTTCAATTATTCTTTCGATAATTGCTGATAATCTTATTAACGGCGCTTCTCGTGTAGTTATATTTATCCGCACACTTAGTCAAGGAAATGCCATTGACCAGGTGATCATAGACAACGTTAAAATGACGGTCATTGTTATCGTTCTTTAGCTTCGCTAACACCACCTCAATCTCGGCTTTTTTGACATTAAGATTAGAGAGTTCTTTCTCTTTGGTTGAAATCAATGAAAGTAGGCTTAGATACTGTGAAATTGCATTGTTGTTTTGCTTTGACATTCTTGCCATCCTTTCATTTTATTGAGGCAATAATCGCATGATTGTTTCGATTAAATGTTACTTTGCTCGGGACGATCGTTTTCTTCTTCCCCGGACAAAGGATCTCTCTAAATCGTTATGATTTTTTATTTATGCATTTTTTAAAATGGATTAAATTAGGTTGTTTTGTAAGATTCAATCGAAGTAAATCTTGATAAAATGGTGTTTTATTTACTTTCCATTTCCACTTAATCTAGCAAACTTTCAAGGGTTGAAAATCAATCATGGTTTATCCTAGTAGTTATGGTTGTTTAATCCTTTATTTTCATAGGCGTTTCTAGCAAATGTTTTCCAATATTTGTTTTCTCGGAGTTTCTATCGATGTTTAGTTGTATTGCAAATTTGTTTTTTTCGATTGTTTGGTTCAAATCTTTTAAAACTTCATAGATTTGTTTGTTTGCCGTTTTCTTTGATATGGTCATTGTTTTAATTTGTTTATTAATCGTTTTAAGCAGCCTTGATCTTTCGGAAATAAGTCTTTTTTGCTCTTCGGGATCCAAAATGATGACATAGCCAAGCTTTCTCAAATTGTCGCAAATCGGCTTGAAGGTACTGTCATCTTGGCCGAAGGATCCGTTCCCGATGATTTGCGTCAATGTCGAATAATTTGCAGGATCTATGATTCCACACCAATAATCGAGCCAGCGATTGACTCCACCAATGTTTCCTTCCGGGCAATCGGAATCCTCAATCTCAAATTGTTTGATATAAAGACTTTGAACTTTTACGACTGCCTTGAATGGGCAAAGCTCAAATCCGGAGGTTGCAGGCTTCAATTTAAAAATCTGATTATCGTTTGCATTTTCCTGATCCATGGTTATTTCCTCTTTTTCTTTCCTGATTTGAAATCAATGAAGACGTTCTCCCTTTCTTTCTGGGCATCATCGATGTCCCATTCGACATAGCGCTGCGTGACGCTCATATTCGAGTGATTGTACATTTTCATGAGAGTCAAAGGATTTCCTTTGTTCTCTTTGATGAATACATAACCAAATGTTTTCCGCAAACCATGCAACCCTACGGAATAGGGTATTCCGGATCCTTGGACCGCTTTATTGATGATCTGATTCATTCTTTGCCTTGTGATCGGATCGGTGTAGGGACGTCCTTGCGACTTCGTTTGCTGGGGATTAAAGATATAATCTTCGCGACTTAGGGAATTGTCTTTGACGTAATCAATTAATTTTTGATAAAGCTCTTTGTTCAAAGGAAAGTTTTGAATCTTCCCGGTTTTGTTCTCTTTGACCGACATGAAGCCTTTGTCGATGTCTTTCACCCTCAATTGAAGAAGATCTTCAGCTCTGAAAGCGGTGTTCATAGCGGTGAGAATAATCATGAGATCTCTTTTAGCCTGGTCTTTTTTCAGTTCGGTTTTTGCTTTTTTGACCCGAAGATAAAACCAAGCGATGAAATCCTGCCTTAATTGAGGATCTTTGATTGGATGCGTTCGTTGCGCTCCCCGGAAAGACTTAATCATCCTTCCAGAAGATCTCTTCGTCAGACTTTCCGATCGTTTTGCCATAATATTCTCCTTTTTGTTACTGAAACGATGATTTTTGAACTCAAAATGGCATTTGTTGCACTCAAATCTAACTTTTTGCACTAAAACGATTATTTATTGACATCAAAACAACTTTATTTGAGTATTTTTTTTCAATCGATAGCCAATTCTTCGATATTCTTCATAAACGGGTTTCCAGATAATTTCGCATTGCTTGGCTTCTGCCGGCATAAGCCTTTCCATGATTTCAAGCTGCTTTTCAAGATCAATCGAATAAGGGCATCCTTTGCAACCGGTTCTTTTGAAATCGAATGGCGGATAATAAAGATCGCATAGTTTTATTTGTTCTTTTTTAACGAACCAATCCTCCCATTGATCACTTATTGGATTGAGAGGCTTGAACTTTCTTAATG